ATAGATATAGATAACTATATTAATGATAAAATATAAAGTAGTATATTTGTACTAATTTTTTATACTTATGATAACTACAACACAAACAAGACATCAAAGAACAATAGAACGAATATCTAAGTTTACTAATTTAGGTAAATCATTAAGAAATAAAAGGAAATATTAATGGCTGCACCAGAAGATAATAATTATGCTGAATACATCACAAAAGAATTTTCTTTAAACCTATTAGATAAAGCTAATGAGGTTATAAATGATAATTGTTATTTCCTTTCTGATGTTGCTGATAAGTGTGGAACTTATCGAGAACAATTCAACTATATAGCTAAAAAGTTTAAAAATGACTTCGAAGTTTTTAACACGATAAAAAGATTAACTAATAAATGTGAATCAATAGTTGTTAAAAAAACTGCTGATGGTAAAATAAATGTGGCTTTAGGAATCTTTATATTAAAGTCTTATCATTCACTTATTGAAACATCTAAACTACAACACGAGGGTGGCGATAAGGATAAACCAGTTAGTGTAATTAGTTTAGGTAATGGAACTAAACCTAATGAATGAATCTATTACCAAAGCAAGAGAATGCAGTTTATTACTTAAAAGATAAAACCACAAAAGAAATACTTTATGGTGGTGCTGCTGGTGGTGGTAAATCTGCATTAGGTTGTTTATGGCTTATAGAACAAAGTCAATTATATCCAGGTACTCGTTGGTTGATGGGACGTGCTAAACTAACATCACTTAAAAAAACTACATTAAACACTTTCTTTGAATTATCTACCTTACTTGGTTTATCAGACCAATTTAAATACAATGCACAAAATCATATTGTTTATTGGAATAATGGAAGTGAGATATTACTACAAGATTTGTTTTTATATCCATCCGATCCAAACTTTGATAGTTTAGGTTCGTTAGAAATCACTGGTGGTTTTGTTGATGAGTGTAATCAAGTTGTACATAAGGCTTGGCAAATCGTTTTAAGTAGATGTAGATATAAACTAAATGAATACAATTTAACACCAAAATTATTAGGTAGTTGTAATCCAGCTAAGAATTGGACTTATAAAGTATTCTATAAACCTTATAGAGATAATTCATTAACAGGCAATAGAAAGTTTATACAAGCATTACCAACAGACAACCCACACTTACCAAAGTCTTATTTAGACAGTTTACTTAGCTTAGATAAGAATAGTAAAGAAAGGTTATATTACGGAAACTGGGAGTATGACGATGATCCGTCTACTTTGATTGATTTAGATAGTATTACCGATTACTGGAATCCATCACATATTAAAGCAGATGGAACTAAATATATTACTATTGATGTCGCACGTAAAGGAAAAGATAAAACTGTTATAAGAGTATGGCACGGATGGTTGTGCGTTTATAGATACGAGATAGCAAAGAGTGGATTAGAATACGTTGTTAATAAAGTAAAAGAAATACAACTAAAGTATGGTGTTAGTAATAGTAATACAATAGCTGATGAGGATGGAGTTGGTGGTGGAGTAGTTGACTTTCTACATTGTAAAGGTTTTGTTAATAATAGTAGAGCATTAGAAGTCGATGGAATGGCTCAAAACTTTAACAATCTTAAATCACAATGTGGTTATAAAATGGCTAACAAAATAGTTAAAAGAGAAGTAGGTGAGTTATGTAATGATAGTGCTGTTATTGGTATCACTTCTGAAGAAATGGAACAAGTAAAACAAAAAGATATTGATAAGGATGGTAAAGTAGCATTAGTATCTAAAGATGTAGTAAAGCAAATGATAGGGCGTTCACCAGATGAATGGGATTCTATAATGATGCGTTATTGGTTTGAATTAGCACCAAAAGTCTTTTTCTTTTAATAATAATAATCAAATAATATCATATAGTTTTTTTTTATTACTTTTGATATTTATATAAATAAACTTTATAATGGCTAAAATCGGTTTTAGAAATCCTTTCTATTTAAGAAATATTAAACAAAACTTTAATAAATATAACGATGCTTTACTTAGTTGGATGGGTGGTGCATTTACTTCATACGATGAAGATAACCCAACTTACATAGATGAGGGTTATAATAAAAACCCTATTATCTTTTCAGTTGTAGCACAAAGAGCAAATAAATTAGCTTCAGTACCTTTTAACATAAAGAAGATAAAAGATAAAACAGAAAAGCGTAAAAGAGATACATTATTATCATCTACTAAATGGAACTTAACACCACAACAAGAAGTTAAGCGTTTAGTGTATGAATCAAAAGCATTTGATGAAGATTATGCAGAAATGCCATTAGAGCGACCTAATCCATTACAAACTTGGAAGGAGTTTAAAGAGTTGTACGAAACATTTATTGCATTAACTGGTAATGCTTATATCTATTTACTTTGCCCAGAGAATGGTGCAAATGCTGGTGAGCCAATAGCTTGGTATTTATTACCATCACATTATACAGAAATAGTATTAAAAGATACTGTTAATATGTTAGGCTTGGAATCGCCTATTGACCATTACGTAATAACGCAAGGTAATCAATATATCGAGTTTAAAGAATCAGAAGTTGTACATATAAAATATGCTAACCCTAACTTTAATCTAAACGGATCACATTTATACGGACAATCACCATTACGTGCAGCGTTAAGAAATATGCAATCAAGTAATGAAGCAATAGACTTAAACATTAAGACTATGAAAAGTGGGGTGCTTATGGTTTCATTCACGGTAAAGGTGTTCCATTAAATCCAGACCAAGCAAGAGAATTAAAGAGTAGGTTAACAGAAATGGATGATGATACAGCAAGATTAGCTAACATTCAAGGTTCATCTGCTGAATTAGGTTTTACAAGGATAGGTTTATCACCAGACGAATTAAAACTATTTGACTTCTTATCTTTCGATTCTAAACAAATATGTAATGTGTTAGGTTGGAGTGATACGCTTTTAAATAATGATGATGGTGGTAAGTATGACAAACAACAAATAGAAGCAAAGAGAGTTGTTACAGATACAGTACTTCCAGATTTAGAGTTATTAGACCAAGCTATTAATAGCAAGATACTACCAAGATATAAAGCATACAAGGGTTATTGTATTGAACACGATATAACAGAATTACCAGAAATGCAGCAAGATATTGCTAAGATGATGGAATGGATAAAGACAGCTGTTGATATTGGAATGTTAAATAGAAATGAAGCACGTTTAGCTTTAAGATATTCAGCAATCGAAGATAGTAATATGGATGAATATACTGTAATGAGTGATATACTTACATTAGACCAAGCAGTAAATGATTTTCCATTAAACCAACAACCAATGAATGAGAGTACAATATCGTAAGCAATGGTTAAGATGGCATAAAGGATATGAGAAATATGCAGTAGTTAAGTTCCAAAGAATGTTTAAGGAATTAGCTAATACAATACCATTTGATGCTATTAATGAAGATAACTACGAATCAGTTGTTAATGGTGCTATAAAAGAATCTGCATTTTATAAAACATATCAAGATGTTTATAAGCACGTTGGATTAAAGCACGGACAAAGAACAGGTAAACAAATCAATGCACAAATAAAAGCAATAGAATCAAAAGCATTTAGCTTAAACGATTTTATAAGTTTGTTTGAGCGTGAACTATTAAGATACATTTTAGATAGGGGTGGAAGCAGAATAAGAAGCGTAAGGTTTCATTATGTTAAATTCATACAAGAGATTATTGCTACTGGTTTAAATGATGGTAAAGCAATACGAGAAATCACAACCGATTTACAAAAGTTAATTAAGTCAAGAAGATGGTACAGATGGCAAAGTCTAAGAATAGCCAGAACTGAAACAACAGCAGCAGCTAATTTTGCAGCAGTTACTTCAAGTAGAGTTAGTGGTGTTGTAATGCAAAAGGAATGGATTAGTAGTTTAGATGCGAGAACAAGGAGACCACCAGAATCACACTTTGACCATTACGATATGAATGGTAAAATAGTTCCGATAGATGAAGAATTTAATGTAAGTGGTGAAGAGTTGTTATTTCCTGGTGATCCAAATGGTAGTGCTGGTAATGTTATAAATTGTAGATGTACAGTAGCACAAATACCAAAGCGTGATAAGAATGGTAAGTTAATAAGAACTAATAGAATTGCTACGTTATAGATAAAACTTATACTAAAAAACGTATTAATAAATTTTATTTATATTTGTACTTATGAATGAAATACTAAGCTATAAATCTATTGTTGGCGAAGTCAAAGACGTAGATACAAAGAAAAGGGTTATTACTGGTTACTTATCTGGTTTTGATAATAAAGATTTTGATGGTGATATTATCGTTAAAGGTGCTTTTAAAAAGTCTATTGATGAACGCAAAAACGATATCTACTTCCTTAATCAACATAATTGGTCGCAACCACACGGTAAATTCAGTATGTTAAAAGAAGATAGTAAAGGTTTATACTTTGAAAGTGAACCATTAATAGATACTTCTTATAGTTCAGATACATTAAAACTGTATGAGGCTGGAATAGTAAAAGAACATTCAATAGGGTTTCAAACCATATTAAGTGATTATGATACTAAAGCTAATGCGAGAATGATAAAAGAGGTTAAACTTTACGAGGGTTCAAACGTAACATTAGGAGCAAATCCAGATACACCATTTACAGGTTTTAAATCACTTACATTAAAAGAAGTAAACAATCAACATAAATTAATCTTAAAGGCGTTCAGAGATGGAAACTTTACAGATGATACATTTAGTTTGTTAGAGATTGCATTGAAGCAATTACAGAAACAAGCATACGAATTAGGAAAAAAATCACTCAAAACAAAAGAGCCGTTAATCATTAACACTCCATTAGAAGTTGAGCCGATAAATATAGTAGAAATAATTAAGAATTTTAACAAAACATTAAAATAATGGAGATTAAAGAAGTACAAGCCGAATTAAAAAATATGGCTGATAGTTTAGAGGGAAAATCTAAACAAGAAATTAAAAATGCATTAGAAGCATTTGAAACAAAGAACAAAGAAGCAATCGAAAACCAAGTAAAATCGGTACAAGATGAATTTGAAGCTAAGTTAAAAGAGGTTCAAGACCACGCAAACACTTTAGATGTTAAATTGCAAGAGAAAAGCAAAAACGAATCAAGAAAAGGTGATGCAATTAAAAATGCAATTACTGAAAACTTTGATACAATTAAATCTGTAAGAAAAGGAGTAACTGCTGAAGTAAAAGCTGTTGGAGATATGACGTTAGCTAATCTTACTGGTGATGAGCCAAGAGATTACAACTTCGACGTAGTAATGACACCTAACCAAAAAGTAAACGTATCTGACTTAGTTGGAAACGTAAACATTTCTGGTGGTACTTATACTTATCCAAGAGAAACAACTTCAGAGGGTTCTATCTCTACACAAACAGAGGGTTCTTCTAAATCTCAAATTGATTATGATTTATCAATGATTGATGTATCAACAGACTTTATTGCTGGTTTTGCTCGTTATTCTCGTAAGATGAAAAACAACTTACCATTCTTAGAATCTTTTGTACCTAAAGCATTAAGACGTGATTATTTCAAAGCTGAAAATGCTGCGTTTAATACTGTTTTAGCTGCTGGTGCAACTGCATCTACTCAAATCATTACAGGTAAAAACAAGATCCAAATGTTGATTAATGAAATCGCTACTTTAGAGGGATTAGATTTTGATGCAAATGCGATTGTTGTAAAGCCATCTGATTGGTGGGATATCCAAACTACTGAAGTATCAACTGGTGCTGGTTATGGATTACCAGGAGTTGTAACTTATGACAATGGAGTATTAAGAATCAATGGTATTCAATTAGTAAAAGCTAACTGGTTAGCAGCTAATAAATACTATGTTGGTGATTGGTCAAGAGTAAACAAAGTTACAACAGAGGGATTATCTTTAGACTTCTCTGATGTTGAAGGTACAAACTTTGTTGAAAACAATATTACTGCAAGAATTGAAAGTCAAGTTGCTTTAGCATTAGAGCAGCCAGCTGCTTTAATCTATGGTGATTTTACTGCAGTATAATAATTAAACAATATTTATTTGTTGGTTGATGTTAAAGGGCATACGCTTAATGTGTATGCTCTTTTTCTTTTAAATTATATTTATTTATATTTGTATAAAATAATACACAATGGCATATTTAGACGTGATTACATTAGCAACTGCTAAAAACTATTTAGGAATAGATGATACTTTATCAGAAGATGATGCAGATATAACGAGAATGATAAAGGGTGCTTTACGTTATGTAGAGGAATTTACAAACGTATTAGTTTACGCAAGAGATAAAGACTTTCTATTTCAAGATAAAGAGGTAAGGGTTTACGACCATCCAATAAATACACTTAACACACCAGTTTTAGCAACATCAACTGTAAAACCATTATATACACTTTACAAAACTTCTTTAAGTACTGATATTTATCTTAATTTAAATGTTGGTTATTCAGATCCTTTAGACGTTCCAGAAGATATAATTGATGTAGCATTAGAAATGATAGAACTTAATTACTATGGTGAAAAAGAAAGAGGTGCAACAAAGAAAGGATTAAGCCAATTATCTAAGGAAGTATTATATATGAATAAAAGATTTTTGTTATAATGAGATGTAGACAATTTAGAAAAAGAGTAGAGTTTTGGCAAACATCAGAAGTATCTGATGGTGTTGGTGGTTATACTGTTTCTGAAACATTAATTACTTCGAGTTGGGCAAATGTATCAACGATGAATGAAAAAGCAAATAGTTCATTAAGTAATGAGTTAGGTGTTGCAGATAGAAGTAATACTATTGTAATTAAGCTAAGAAAAAGAAACGATATTACTTACAATTCAATCAATCAATTTATAAAATATAGAGGTTTAAAATATATTGTACAATCAGCACCAACTAATATAGACTTTAACGATTCTTATATTACGATTTTAGCAACAAGGCAACAATTAAGTAGTGTTACTGAATTAACACCATTTTAAATGGCTGTAACTAACCTTAAAAGCGTTTTAAAGTCATTAGAGAAGTTCGGAGATGAAGCAAAGCAAATGGTTTCAGATACAACTGGAGCAGTTGCGCACGAAATAGAAGCAGATGCAAAGAGGTTAGCACCATATAAAGATGGGTTTTTACGTAACCAAATCTTTACACAAGAGGTTGATGCGTTAAATTATGAAATTGTTGCAGGTGCTTATTATAGTGCTTATATGGAGTTTGGTACTGGTGGATTGGTTAATGTACCAAGTGAAATGAAAGATATTGCTATAAAATTTAAAGGTAAAGGCGTAAAACAAGTTAATATAATGCCACGACCATTTTTATATCCAGCATTTGTAAAAGGTAGAGTGCAATA